ATGTCAAGTATGTTGTTGGGGTTGCTTTCTTCTGAAACATTCAAAAGGAATAATAAGGTTTTAGAAGAGCACTTCAAAGATGGTGTTGATGAATTGTCCGCGCTACTAAAGTGCCACTTGCTAATCGAACAAAATCTCAGAGACTTCTGCAATGCGAGCGTTCTTAATCCGTCTCATCTTAAAGGTAAGCGATTTCAGTTTTCTCATGTTGTGAGCTTGGCAAGGGCGCTCATAGAAGAGCCTAAAGACCTCGATGTTAGCTGGATGTGGGGCGCGATAGATCTTTTGAATGGCCTAAGAAACAGCTATGCGCATGAGTTGGATCCGAACCTATTACTGATTGAAGAAAAAAAGAATAAACTCATAAAGCTTTTGTCTCCCATGATTAAGGATGAACCCCTGTATAAGGGAGTTGACGTTCCGCTAAATGTGTACCTGGGGATCCTAATTGGAGCGTTGTCTGGGTATTTGTTTTTTATTCTAGAAACACGCGGTGGCCTGAAGGGATGACTACGAATTTAGCTCTCGGTTTTTGGCCTCAAACGTAGTTAGCCCATCAAGCTTTTTTAGAATTGATTTGATTACTTCGTGGGCTTTACGATCTCGCCAACTCTTCGGTAAACCTTCTTGGTCATCTCCTCTGTGGAGTGTCCTAGTAATCGGCTGGCATGTCCCAGCTCGATCTCACTGGCAGCTTTCGGGCGGATGTCCTTGAACTGGAACTGGCGAATCAGTACGGCCAGGGCAGAGTCCCCATCGGCTCCGGCCTTAATGGCCGCGTTCTCGCGTGCTTCATCCCATCGATTGCGCAGCATCTGCTGACTCATCCGCAGGCCGGACGTGTTGGTGATGAGCCTCGATGTTTTGATGCCCTTGAGTGCACGTCGCTCTTGGAGATCATCAATAAAGGCACTGAGCCCGGATTGCACGCCCTCATCCTCCAGCCGTAGGCGGAGTTTCTTCGAGGTCTTGCCTTGTTTGACCATCAGGAAACCCGCGTTCAGGTCGGTGGTGGCGACCTTGAGTACGTCAGCGGGTCGCTGGCCAGTTAGATAGGCCAGGTCCATGGCGTCTTTGAGTTCCTGCGGCGCCTGATCATAGACGGCATTCCAAACGATCTCACCGGCGTAGTAGTCACGCGGGGTTTCTTTGTTGCGGCGCAGGCCGAAACACGGGTTTGCCTTGTCCGTCAGACCCCATTCCCGGGCGAACGTGAACATAGTTGATAGAAGCGCGATCTCTCGGTTGGCACGCACCTTGGCCTTCCTCGCGTCGCGGTATTGAGCAATGATCTGTGGTGTCATAGCGTCGAGTGGGGCGCCGCTGAACGCCTTTTTCAGCTGTCGGAGACCTTTCTGATAGTCGTCCTGAGTGCCCTTGGTCAGCTTGGGCATCACTTTCTTTTCGTACTCTTCGAACAGTCGGTCTATTAGGTGCGCAGGAGACGGCACTGCTTTGCGCTCCAGGCGCGCCCATTCAACTTTTGCGTCGTCAAGGTCACTGCCCAGGGGGATCTCTTTGCGTTTGCCTTCGGCGTCCCTGCCGTTGTAGTAGTACCCGATCCAGATTGTTCCGTTCTTTCGTTTCTGGCGGCGGCGGATCATGCGCGGGGGCAAATCCCGGTTTGCTGTAGATTTCTGGCGCATTGATTAACTCACGTTCGCCAGGTCGAGTGACCAAGTTTCGGCGACCGCATTTACCGCAGAGGGCTTAACGCCTGCCAGTTTCAGGCGGGCGTATACGCGACCCACGATAGGGCGGTGTGCGCCTGTCAGGACAAACTCCCAGCGGTTGGTGGTCAGCCACAGGATTTGCTTGGACGGGATCTGATAACCGGTGATGGTGGCCAGCTCTTCGTCGGCTAGGGTTTCGCTTTGAAATTCCATCATCATGCCTCCGATACCAGTGCGTTTTTGAACTGTGCAGCGAGATGCCAAGGCGTCCAGTAACCATCGTCCATTTGAACGGCGAGAGGTTCCGTCGGGCCATTCCAGCGCAGCCCATACCGAGGTAGCCCATAGCCCTCAGGCGGTCGCGGCGGTAGATCAGGTTTAAGCCCTCGTAGGTGTTCGTTTTCGGCGATCAGGGCCAGAATGGCCGCTGGTGTAGCGGCCTCAATAAAGTCGCGATAGGGCTTGGGAATCGCCAGTAGGGGCGTACCATCCATGCTCTTTACGGCGCTCAGCACATCGCCGTCACGCAGGCCATGATCTAGATTGCTGGTGAGCCGCAGCACTGAATTGCTGGTCCACCAGCTCCATTCGACTCCACCGGCAGCCATTGCCGCTGATTTAAGTACGTCGCTCATGCGGCCTCCCGATGCTGCACAGTGAGTTGCCATGGATCATTCGCCAGTGCTAGCGCTGCCATTGGCGGTGGGCTTACGCTGTTCCCGCACATGTGCACCTGCTGGCTGATGTTGAAGGGCTTGCCGTCGGCGCCGTGGGTGATGACGTAGCTGGTGGGGAAGCCTTGGGCCTTGTACAGCTCTGCCGGTTTGAGCATCCGCAGGCAGATGTCGACGATCACGTACGGCGTGCCTTTCACCATCACAGTGACCAGGGCCAGGCGGTCCTTGGTGGTGATGGTGGGTGCCGGTGCATCGCAGGCGCTGACGTTCTCGGTGCCGTAGTAGCTGATCAGGAAGGCGGCAACGCGCAGGGCTCCGGCTTCGTGTTCCGGCGAGAGGGTGAGCGACACCAGCGAGCTCTTGCCACCGCCACCGGCAGTGATGGTCGGTGCCGGATCATCCAGGCCCAGGCCAACGCTCCCGCCGATTGCCCGTTCCATGAAGGCGCTGACCAAGCCGTGGTGCTGGCCGCCGGCACTGATGGTGTGCAGCGGGTCATTGGCGTCCCGTGCATCACAGTTGCCACGCATGTGCACCAGGTGCGCCGTCGCCAACTGCTGCTGGCTGCCGGTGTTGGTCACCGTGGTCATCGGGTCGCGGATGTCCTTGGCGTGCACGGTGTTGAACCCGCCGTTGGCCTGGATCATCACCGCAGTGCTGACGGACTGTCCGCCGCCGCTGGCAGTGACGGTGCCCACCGGGCCGCAGATGTCGTTAACCCCGTGGGAGCGGCGCTTGGTTGCACCGGAACCCTCGCCGTGCCCGGCCTGGACAATGCAGGCTGATGCTACCGCGCGGTGGCTTCGGGTCATTAGCGTTCCCATTGGCTGGTCCGCCGATACCGGGTGCCCGGCATACACCGGCCCGCCGGCCCCAACCATTACTGGGCTGATCAGCGTCAGCTCACCGCGATTCGCGCAGGTCACCGTCGGCAGTGGGTCGAGCGGATCATTGATCCGGTCGCTGCCCTGGTGCGTTGCCGGTGCGATCACCGGGCTCACCACCGAGAAAGCGCCGCCCTTGGGATAGGAGGTGATCGTGCGCAGCGGCTCGCCGGCGGACTGCACCGACTCACCCGACCAGTTGGCGATAGGCACAATGAACGGCGCGGGGCTGTCGATGACGAATTTCTTCATGCCCTTGGCGACGCGGCGCAGGGTGGCGTCGGCCAGGTCTTTCTTGCGGCCGAAGATGCTTTTGCCAAGGTCGGTGAAGTCGATGCAGTCAGCGGCTGTCTTGTACTTCTGCTGACCCTTGACCGGGTTCTTTGCGTGGGTAGCCTCAGGCCATACCACCGGCCGGCCATCGCACCGGGCAATCATGAACAATCGTTCCCGGCTGGTCGGCGCGCCGAAGTCGCACGCTTTGATCACCTTCCACTCCACCACATATCCCATGCCTTCCAGCAGGGCTACGAAACGGCGCCAAGTGCGGCCGCGCTGTTTCGGGTCCGGTACCAGGAACTGGTTCGACACCGACACTTGCTCGCCGGGTTCGGCCACCCTGTTGGTGGTTTTCCCTTTCTTGGTTGGGTGCGGCACCTGGTCCAGCGTTACCACCCGGCCGGTGGCCTTGTCGCGTTTGGCGATCAGTCGGCCCCATTGCAGGATCTGCTTCACGTTCTCCAGGCTGATCACCCGTGGCCGCTTCATGCCTGCCCACTTGAGGCCGATCCACGACAGGTTGCGGATCTCGCGCTTGCGCGGCTGACCGCCGGCTGCCTGGCTGTGATGCGTGCAGTCCGGCGACATGTGGAACCAGCCCACGGCCTTGCCGCCGCACTCAGTATCGGGGTCGCCCTCGAAAACATCCGTGGTGAAGTGCTGCGCCCCGGGGTGGTTCATTGTGTGCATGCTGATCGCTTGGGAGCTGTGGTTCTTCGCGACATTGACGGGGCGGCCTAAACCCATCTCCAGGCCGGTGCCTGCGCCGCCGCCACCACAGAAAAAGTCCACGACGATTTCGTCATCTTGTGCGTCGAAGCCCAGGCCGTATTGGGTTTTGAAGTCGAAGGGCTGCTTATTGGATGTTTTCATGCCGCATCTTCCGCATTCAGTTGCGCGGGATAGGCCGCTAGCCACATCTTCGCGGCGAAGGCAGTCAGTTGGCGGCGCTGTTTGTTCACTTTCGTCACCATGGCTTCTGTGCCAGGGAACGCCTGCCAAGTCGCCACGGCCAGGCCCAATGATGTAGTTATCTTGGTCATCAGTTCATGGTCAGCAATGGTGCAAGACGGCGAGCTGGCATGCTGTTGGCGAGCAAGCCTCACTCCACGGTCAAAGCCGCGCGCGTATGCTTTGTTGGCTGCTCGGTACAGGAAAAATCCGGTTGCAAGCCAGCCGGCTAGAAGGCCGATGGAGATGATGTAGGTTTCGATTTGCATGTGCTGTGCCTCGATAAGAGCCCGCCGCCGGACAGTTTTGGTGAGAGGACGGCGGCGGGGTGTTGCAGTGGTGGTTAACCCAGGTTGAAGCTGCCGATGGTCAAGGTCGCGGAGCCGCCGACTTCTTGTTGAACGACTTGCTTGAACTCTTGGGCCAGGTCTTCGCGCAGTTGCGCTTCGCCAATCCAGCGCAGACGCAACGCTGGCTTATCGCCGCCGGTCAGCACGGCTACGCGGAGGCGGATCGTGCGCGAGTCCAGCCCTTCGTACGGCGGCGTGGTGAACAGAAACTCAGCTGGCAGACCTTCCGAGGACTTGGCCTCGATCTGATCCATGGCCGAGCGGGACGCGCTCAGGTCGCCTACGACGTGCTCGCTTTTACGGGCCTGCTCGATGCTGATGGAGCGGATGGCGCCAGCTGCCTTGGTCAGTGGGATGTCCTTGTCATCGGCGTCCAATGCTTTCAGGTTTGGCGCCCAATCCTCGATCCAATCACTGAGGTCTTTCTGGGCGTGCGTACGTTGTGCCGCGTGCTCAAGTGCCAGGAATGCAGCGGTTTTTTTCAGCGTGAGTGTGGCGTTGTAGTCGCCGTGGCCCGGTGTTTCGGCATCGCCGAGGTTGAAGTACACGGTGCAGGCCATCGCGTCGCCGTCTACGAAGCCTACGGCGGCCGGACCTTTGGCGGCGACCACGTAGTCGGCGAAGTCTTTCAGCGAATGAGTGGCCAAAGCACCACGGAAGCGGCTGCGCAGTTCCTGGAACTTCTCGATGCTATGCAACTTCACGTCCACTGGCAGGGCCAGCACTGGAGTGAAGGTGCCCAGCGATTTTGCGTGGGCCAGCAGGGCGGTGTCTTGAATCAACTGAATTGCTTTGGCTTCCATTGGATCTAGTTCCTGTTTTGGTGAGAGGTATGGAGCGGTGTAGCGTTAGGACTTGGCGTGAATCGGTGCGGCTTCGCGGTTGAACAGCTGATCCGCGTGGGGTGTCTCGGGGAACAGCGTGAGGCAGCCGCCGGAGCCGACATGCATAGGCGTGTCGAGGGTGGTGTCTTCGCTGCGGCTTCCGCGTTTGGTCGGTACCTTGTAGGCGAGCTTGTGGTTGACGGTCACCTGGTGGCTGTCGGCGATTTGCTTCATGGTGAAGGTGAGCGTGACGGTGCCGACCTTCTTGTTGTCAACGACGCCGGCCGCGACCTCCGAGAGCGCGTGACCTATTTGGCTGGCGAAGACGCCGGCGTTGAGTTCGCCAATAAAGTCGGCGGTATTGGTAGCTTTCATGTGCTGTGCCTCAGTGATGAGTTGCTGTTTGCCCCTGGTCGGCAGGGGCTACCGTTTGAATCAGGCCGCTTGCTTCGTCGCCTGGGCGTCGAGGTAGTCGGCCAGGTCGTGCAGGTAAACGACTGGCTTGGCGCGGGTCGAACAGTGCAGGCGCTTGACCACCAGCTTGATCCGACCTGCCTTGATTTCGCTCAGCAGGTAGCGGTCGGTGCGGATGTGCGTGAAGTACTGTTCACGCACGGCGGTCAGCGATGGGCACGGTGTGGCGAACTGGCGCCGGAGTTGTTCCAGGGTGGTGGTCACGCGGGTTCCTCCCCATGCCCCTCCTTTTGGGGCACCAGCTTGAGGCGGATCAGTTCGGCGAGACCTTCTTTGCTCTTGCCCTTGGCCGCTGCCAGCACGTTGCCCTTGGCGTCTGCGACTACGGCGCCATATGGGTATTCCGGGCACTTGACCGGGGTTACGTAGACCACCTGGTCGTCGGAGATGACGGCATCCACGCAGCGGAATACTTCGGCCAGTTCGACCGACACGCAGGGCAAGGCCTCAAGTAGTGCGACAGCTTCGGCCGAGGCGCCAATCAGCGTGGCGCGGCTGATTACCGTTGGATGGTTGAGGTACATCGGCACCAGTTTCAGTGCGCCTACAGCGGCGTTGATGGCGTTCGGCTTCATGCTGCGGCGTCCTTCTTGGTGATGGTGATGTTCAACTTCTTGGCGATCCACTCGACACCGGCTTCCTTGACCATCACCACGGAGTAATGGGTGTAGTTGCGGAGTGTTGGATTCCAGCGGCAGCGCGGGTCGGAGAACAGGTAGCCGCGCTCGCGGTGTGCGCTGGCCAGGTCGCCGGACGAATTCAGCACGCCGAGTGCCCGCAGCCTGGTGCGGAAGGCACGGGGCTTGAGCCCGAGCAAAGCGGCGGTTTGATCCAGGGTACGGTTCATGACGCTGTCCTCAGGCTGATAGCTTTTCGGCGCGCGGGTGGCGCTCGCGAATCATGAGGAACACCTCGTCCAGCGAGCGCAGGAACTCATCAACTGTGCCGTTGTTGCGCAGGATCAGGTCGTCCTGGCGAACGGCTACACCGGCCTCGCTAATGTGCGGGTTCACCGCTTGCGCGTCGTTGCGGCCGATGTGGATGATGGTGCCGCCCCGGCGGCGAATGAGGTCCGCCTCGTTTTCGAAGCGCACGTCGCTGACGACGAAACCGAGTACTGCGCCCAGCGCTTTCGTCATGTAATCGAGGTTCTGTTCGGCGAGCTTCACCCAGATATCCGGGTGTACAGTGTTGCGTGCCCACTCTGTACCCATCGACTGCATCAGTTGACGGGGCGAGCGGCCCAGCCAGGCCAGAGGCTGTTCCTTGCGGTCGCCTTCAAAGTCGCTCGGGTCGAGATTGAAGATCGCCATCAGACCGTCGCGAAGCGGATCAGCGAAGGCGTAGTGCTCCAGCAGGTACGTGCCAACCAGGTGTTCAGCGGCAGTCGACTTGCCGGAGCGTGCGCGCCCAGTGAGACCAATCAGAAGAGGCTTCATGCTGCATCGCCTCCCCAAGGGCCCTGGTCGTCAGCGATGACAACTGCGGGGGCGTTGGACATGGTGACGCGACCGAGGTTAACGATGACCAGCAGGCCGGTACTGCGCTGGATGCGCTCAACGGCGGCTGGACTGGTGGCGGCTGCCGGGTGGAGATACACCGGGCAGCGATTGTTGTGCTGTGTTGTTTGCATGGCTCGTAACCTGTGGTGAGAGGAGTACGAGCCAAAATTAGCAATAGCTAAATTATAATGCAATAGCAGATGCTAAATTAGTTTGGTGCCAGAGCTACTCGGTTTGGGGTACATCCCAATACACGCGAATAGCGCCATCGTCTTGAAAAGTGACGTGCACACCATCGGTCTCTGTAATCGCTTCTATGATCTGATCCCAATCTTCCTGTGCCTCATCTGGTGCTTTCGAGATGATCGCGGCGTGTGCCTTCTGGGCGGCGGGGGCATTTATTATTTTCTGTAGCCGCGCGCCGAGCAGCTCGATGGACGTGGTTGGGGCGGGGCTTTTGGGGTTGGGCTTTGCCATAGGATCCTCCTTGGTTGCTGTATGTTCATACAGTATGTCGAGAGGATTCCTACGGCAAGAAAAAAAGAGCACATATGTACTCTTTACGGTGAGAGGCAATAAAAAGCCCGCATAAGCGGGCTTCTATCGTCGGGCGTTCAATCACAGTTTTTTAGCATTCCAAACCAGCAAAACTCGGGCTTGGATATGGACCTTTTCAAGGTCAGCGCCCTCAATCATGATCGCTGGATAAACAGGATTATCAGAGATCATGCGTAAGGAGCCGCCAGTTAGGCGCTGCAAACGCTTTATGAAAAGATCTCCGTCCAGTGTGAAAACGTACACCGCGTCAGTTCTTATATCCGTGATACCGCGATCTACAAGCAGGGAATCGCCGTCGCGGAACGTACCATTCATGCTGTCGCCGTCGCCGGTAATGATGGCCAGGTTTTCAATCCCGGAGAACGCGAGGCCTTGGGTTTTGATCCAGTCTAGGTGGACCGTAATTTCGCGTATGACCTCGATCTGATGATCGGGCGGTACATTGCCTGATCCCATTGACGCGGCGACATCGAGGTGCGGGATGGTTACAAACCCCAGAGACTCCATCACCTTCTTTTTACCAGGCAGTACAGGGTGGACCGAATTGACATCGGTCTCGTCACCAACCGGCTGAGTAGGCGCTACAAGCGTTCCAGGCGCGAGTTGGATCTTTGCCTCAAGCGAGGACGCGGCTTTCTCACCGAGCTTCCTGTGGCCTGTTAATAGCTGCGACAAATAGGACGCGTCCAACCCGTGCTGATTGGCAAAGTCCTTCTGTGTGAGCCCTGCCATTGCGTGGCGTAGAGCCTTAATGCGCTGTTCGTAGATATCCATTTCTCATGATCGCTTGACGTTAGCAAACAGTAAATTACGGTTTGCTATTGCTGTGCTGATTAGCAATTGCTAATCTGCGTATCCAGAACGGAGGTGCACATGACTCTGCACGAATTTTTGAAAGGTCTTAACAAGACGGATCTAGAGGCGTTCGCGAGCAAATGCGACACCTCGGCAGGACAGCTTCGGCAGGTCGCATATTGCAATCGCCGAGCAAGTGCGGCTCTCGCAGTCAACATTGAGCGTGAGTCCAAAGGGGCTGTGGTCTGCGAAGTGATGCGCCCGGATATCGATTGGGCGTACCTGCGCGGTTCTGAAGCGGCTTAAACAGGTGCCGGAACTGGGGCCTCTCACCACAAGATTTCCCCAGTCCGGCTACGACGACATACAGCACATGCACATCGGTCGTGGTCGTAGGATAGGGCGTGCCCGTTTCTATGACTAGACCGTAAACGGGGAATTTACGGTTATGAGTCGAACAGAACAGTCACCGGCCATCGCGCCGGTTCTTTCACTTCGCAAGGCAATCTATCGCGCAGCGCATGACTTCCATGGCGGTGTCACCGCACTGGCGCTCGATATGGTCATGGACTACGACAGCCTGCAAAAGAAGGTCAAGCACGACTTCGAACAGCGCTGGCTTGATCCTGATGAGTTGGAAGAGGTGATACGCCTGACGGCCAACCCCTTGTTGCTGGATGCCTTGATGCGGCCCGCAGGGATGGTTTGGTACAAGCCGGAAGCGGCGGCGCCGACCAAGGAAGCCTTGCTGGCTGTCAGCAAGGTGTTGCACCAAACAGGCCTTTTTGTTTCCAGCATGCATGAAGGTGCTGCCGACAACATTTGGGAGCCACACGAGGTTGAATGCCTGGAGAAACACGGCGCCGACGTGATCCGCGCGGTTCTGGGCATTATGGCCGGGGCCAGGGAAGCGATGGAGGCCCGCCAGAATGTCTGATGATATCGATATGGCCAACGAAGCTGCCGAACGCTTCCGCCTGCACGCATTGGCGTGCCGTCCGCGCCCGACGTGCTCTGTCAGCGCGCAGTTCTGTGAGGACTGCGACGAACCCATCCGTTACTTCGTCAACAGACGATCCAGGGTTGTGCAACCTGCGTCAGTTGCCAGGGGTTGCGGGAGCGGCGGCGATGAGTGAGCAATCCACTGGCACTGCAATATCGTCCTGGGCTCGCCGCTACATCGAAACCTTTAACCTTGCCCTGGTGCCGATTGACCCAGGCGAGAAGGCACCGAAGGGCAAGGGCTGGAACAAACCGGGCGGTTACATTACCGACCCGGCAGCCGCCGAAGCATTCTGGCAACGCAACCCCAACCACAACCTAGGCGTCGTGCTCGGGCCTAGCCGTGTCTGCTCGTTGGACGTGGACGATGTGCAGTGGACGCGGTTTGTGTTGTTTGACCAGATGGGCCTCGATCTGGATGCCATGGCGGTGGTTTATCCGACCATCGTGGGTAACCCGTTGCGATTTCGTGTGCTGTTCAAGATGCCCGATGACATCGACCTGACGCGTCACTCGCTTTCCTGGCCCAACGAGAAAGACCCAGACGGATCGATTCACAGGGGGCTATTGGCTCGGGCCAAGGCCGCGAAAGAGCAGGGCGATACTGTCGGTGAGGAGGCAGCCCAGGCAGAAGCCGACGAATACAAGCGCTTCACGGTGTTTGAACTGCGTGCGGGCCTGGTGCAGGACGTGTTCCCGCCATCGATCCATCCGGGCACTGGCAAGCCGTATACCTGGCGCACGCCGCCGAGTGCCGCTGATGGTCTGCCGGTGCTTACCAACGAACTGCTGAATATTTGGCAGAATTGGGATGTCTTCAAGCGCAATGCCGAGGCCGCGTGCCCTTGGGCCCCTAAGCCCAAGAAGCCCGCCGCGAAACCAATCAAGCGCGCTCCACCCGCAGACGGCAAACCCTCAGTGATTGATGAGTTCAACCGCTGTCACGATGTGGAAGAGCTATTGCGTGCCCATGACTACATCAAGCGCGGCAACAAATGGCTGTACCCCCATAGCAGTACCGGGCTACCAGGTGTGACGGTCACCGACCGCAAGGTCTATTCGCACCACGGCGCGGACCCGCTGGCCAACGGTCACCAGAATGACGCTTTTGAGGTGTTTTGCCTGCTGGACCATGATGGCGACCAGTCCAAGGCGGTGAAGGACGCGGCCCGAATGCTGGGCATGCAGCACGCCCCACGCCCAGCCCCACAAGATCTTCCCCCGCCCCCATCGGCGGATGCCAGCGTGCAGGACTCTGGCGAGCCGGCCTGTGAGGCAGCTCCTGCTGCTGACGGGGGGGCGGGGGAGGTGCTGACCTATGAGCAAGTGCTCCGGCGTTATGTGTTGGTTGAGGGCACCACTCAGGTGTGGGATCTCGACAAGTCGCGGGTTATGAAGAAAACCGCTTTTGAGGCCCGCGTCGGTAAGCCGTTGGCGAAACAGTGGATTGACGACACGAGTAAAAAGCTGATCTCTGACGACAAGGTTAAGGAGATCGAGCAGGCCCGCAAGATGGCCGGCAAGAAGGGCGGTGCGCTCAACCTGGAGCCGATTGAACGCTATGTGTACATCGACGGTACCAAGGACGTTTGGGACCGGGAGAAGAAACGCCGCGTTGCCGAAGGCGCCGTCAAGATGGCCATCGGTGATATGTACGGTATGTGGTTGAACAGCCCGGAGCGGCGCGTGGTCGACGTGGAGAATATCGTGTTCGACCCGACTATGACCAAAGACCCCAACCTTTACATCAATACGTTCGACGGGTTGCCTATGGAGCCAGCCCGTGATGACGCCGCGTGCGAGAACCTGCGGTGGTTGATCTCGTTTCTGTGCAACCACGATAAATCGTCGAACGATTGGCTGGTGAAGTGGTTGGCGTACCCGTTGCAGCACCTGGGCGCGAAGATGGATACGGCGGTGCTGGCTCACTCGACCATGGAAGGCTCGGGCAAAAGCCTGCTGTTCGCCGATGCCTTCGGTTTACTTTACGGCCAGTACGCCGCCACGGTCGGGCAGACGCAGCTCGAAAGCAACTTCAACGCGTGGCAAAGCAGAAAACTGTGGGCAGTGTTTGAGGAAGTGGTCAGCCGTGACCAGCGTTACAACCAGGTGGGCAAGATCAAGCACCTGGTCACCGGCAAGACGGTGCGCATGGAATCGAAGTTTATCAACGGTTGGGAAGAAGCCAACCACATGAACGCCGCGTTCCTCAGCAACGAGATCATGCCCTGGCCCATCGCGCCAAGTGATCGCCGCATGTTGGTGTTGTGGCCGATGGAGACATTGCCGGTCGAGCGACAGAAGGCCGTGGGCCGTGAGCTGGAAAATGGTGGTGTGGCGGCGCTGTATGCGTGGTTGCTTGCCGTTGACCTGGGTGACTTCGACCAGCGTACCAGGCCGCCCAGCACTGATGCGCGTGAGCGGTTGGTGGCGTTGAGCCGGGCGAGTTGGCAGACTTTTCTGTTCCTTTGGCAATACGGCGAGTTGGGGCGTGATATGTGGGGCGCCTGTCTATCCACCGACATTTACGCGATGTTCCTGGAGTGGTGCCACCGCAACAAAGAGCACGTGATGAGCCAGACGAAGTTCTCGTTGTTCATCAGCTCTGAGGTGGACAAGACCCGTGCGATCCCCTGGACCGACGGCAGCAATCGCAAGTTCGGGGCGTTCTTCTTTCCGCGCGATGACCAGGCTTCCCAGCCCCCATCACTCAGTTCGGCCGATCTGGGCAAGGCGGTGGTCGCTTGGCGGGCTGCGGCGCGCCTGGCGGGCTGGAACGTCGATAACTGGGATCACATCAAGGCGGCAGCGGCATGAATCCGACCAAAAGTGTGTTGGGTGTGTTGGGTGTGTGTTGGGTTGGTTTTCGATACCCCACACAATTTCAAGCCTTCTATCTCGCGGCTTTGAGCCATGTGTGTTGGGTGTGTTGGGTTTGTCGTCGCGCGCGCGCATGGGCGACATTATTTAACTCAATGGCAGCAAGATTTTTTTCTCATGCGAGAACCGTTAAACCCAACACACCCAACACACTCAACACAGTTTGTTTAAAGCTATTGAATTTAAAGGGTTTTAGCTGTGTTGGGTTTGTGTTGGGTACGGTGTTTTTTGTGTTGGGTTTGGTTTTGACCGGGGGAGCGGGGCGATGATCGAAGAAATGGAAACGTTGTTGAAGCACTGGGGCGAGCAGACGCGGCGGTGTGGCTCGGCCGGTGGTTTGGGCAGTCCGATGGCTACGATTATGGAATGGGGTGGTTGCGCACCACGCGGCACGCCTGGGCCCCGGATCCTTCTCGATGCGGGGGCTGGCATTGATGCTGTTGCGCAGGAAGTCGCGGCGGCGCTGGCAGAAGTTGGGCGGCAGGACGCTCGTGGTCAACAGTTGGAGCATTTGGCTGTGCTGCGTTATACGGATGACCCGGCGCCGCCGTGGACGATGCAGATGCATCTACTGGAATCCGGGTCGCGCGCAAAGCAGACCTACTATGACTGGGTGCATAGCCTGCATCTGCGACTGCTACAGGTGTTGGCTGACCGGTCTGGGGCGCGCAAGTGGCTTACCGCTGGTCAGGGCACTTTGCCTCAAAGTCTCCTCAAAGCTGCGTCAAAGTTGCGTCGAGTCAGTTAACCGAAATTGCCCCCTTTTCGGTTCCGTACTCAGAGGGTAAAAAGTCCCCACGATATGGAATTTGCGCCTCGGCGCTGACCTCGCACGTGCTGTGCAGCTTTACCCGGTTTCCCTAGACCGGTCACTTGACCCCGCTTCGGCGGGGTTTTCTATTTCTGCCCGATGGGTGTCTGCATATGGAGTATCAGCATGGGCGAGCCAGCAAGCACGGCTGCAACTGTTGTCGTGGCCGGCGGTGCCGGTGCTGCTGTAACCGGCTTGTTCACCGGGATTGATGCGCTTGCCGTGATCGGTGCTCTCGCTGGTGCGCTGGTGTTCTTCACCACCACCGAAGAGTTGCCGGTGTGGAAGCGGGTGGTGTTTCTTCTGGTGTCCTTTGTCATGGGCTATCTGTTTGCCCCGGGCCTCGGCGAGTTGGAGCTGTGGGGCATTCGCCCGTTCAAGCATTCAGGGCCGGCTGCATTCGGTGCGTCGGTACTGGTTGTCACGGTTGCTCTCGCCATCATCAAGCGACGCGGTCTCGATGCCGAACCGCATGGGAGGCAGGATGGATAGTCACCTGATGCAGGCGGTTCTGACCCAGGCCACGTTCTGGTTGTGCGTGGCGCTGTTCGTTCGGCTGTTCACGTTCAAGCGCCTCGGCGCACGCTTCCGTCGTGACATGAGCTGGCTTGCTTGGCTGGTGATGGTGGCGTGCGGCGCGGTCATCGTTTACATCGGCAAGGGCCAGTTGATCATGCCGCGCAATTCGTGGCCGCTGGTGTTGCTGCTCGCGGTGTTCGTCGGGTCGGTGTGCCAGAGTTCGGGCAACCTGGCCCGGGTGTGGAGAGTGGGCTGATGGCAACTGAACCAAGGGTTTACAACAGCCGCTGGGACAAAGCCCGACGCACCTATTTGTTGAGCCATCCGCTGTGCGTGATGTGTGAGCAGCAAGGGTTGGTCGAGGCGTCCCGTGTCGTGGACCACAAGATCAAACATGGGCTGAAGGCAGCGATCCTATCTGGTAACAAGGCCGCAATCGCGAAGGCGCAGCGGTTGTTCTGGGATCAGGGCAACTGGCAGGCGCTGTGTAAGGTGCATCACGATTCGACCAAGCAACGCGCAGAGAAGCGCGGGCACGAGATCGGATGCAGTGAGCACGGCCTTCCGCTGGACCCGCGTCACCACTGGGCTCAGGGCTGAAATTTGTGTGTGGCACGCCAGTTCCCCTTGGTGGCGCACCGAAAGGGTGCGGAACGCCAGTGCCCCGGCGGGGGTGGGGTGAAAAGTCTGGACCTTTTACCTCCCTGACCCCTCGCCCTGGTTTGTGTGCAAAAGCGGGAAAAATGGGGGGGTACCCCTTCGGTATGTTTGATGCGTGTGCGTGAAATCTGAGGTTTGAAATGGCCGGAAACGAGAACTCCGGGCGACCCGGGAAGCCGGCCGTCGTCCACTTAATCAATGGCAACCCCAGCAAAAAGAACCGCGCTGACCTTCTCCGCGAGCAAGCCCAGCCGGTGATGCCGGTAGAGGCGCCGCCGATGCCAGACTGGCTCGACGATGACGCCCGGCGAGAGTGGGAGAGGGTGGTGCCCGATCTGGTGACCCTCGGACTGATCTCTAAGATGGACATGCAGGTCATGGCCCAGTATTGCGAGGCAGTGTCCGACTACCGCCGCTGGACCTTGAAGATCCAGGAACTGAACGACAGCCTCTCCGCGTCAACACGCGGCGATGTGCAGACCTACCGCACGGGCGCCCAGGACCTTTCGATCTGGCGAAAGCTGCGTAACGACGCCGAACGCCGCGCCAACGATGCCGGCGGAAAGTTTGGGTTCTCACCAATGGCGCGGCGTTCGCTGAAGCCTGCTGCGCCTCAGGGAGACCTGTTCCCCAATGACCACAAACGTATCGCCGACACCTATTTCTGATAGGGCCACCTGGTTTGCTCAAGAAGTCGTAGCGCGACGAATCATCGCCGGACCAGACGTGCGTAACGGCTGCCAGCGTCACCTCAATGACCTCAAGCAAGGCCCGGTTCGCGGGCTGCGCTGGGATCTGGCGGCAGCTCAGCGCGCAATCGGGTACTACGAAGATGTGTTGTGCCTCAACGGCGGTGAGTATGAGGGCCAACCCTTCATCCTAAATCCTTGGCAGGCGTTCGTGATTGGCTCGCTGTTCGGCTGGAAAGCCGCAGATGGCTACCGCCGCTTCCGCACCGCGTATGTCGAAACCGGCAAGGGCTCGGGCAAATCGCCACTGGCAGCGGGCATCGGCCTACTAGGAATGACGTCCGACGGCGAGGCGCGCGCCGAGGTGTATGCGGCCGCGACAAAGAAAGACCAGGCAATGATTCTGTTCCGTGATGCCGTGGCGATGGTCGATCAGTCAGAACTACTGGCCGAACGTATCGAGCAGTCAGGCCGTGGCGAAAAGGTGTGGAACCTTGCACACGCAGCGTCTGGCAGCTTCTTCCGTCCGATCAGTGCGGACGACGGCCAGTCAGGCCCGCGCCCACACATCGCGCTACTAGACGAAATCCACGAACACAAAACACGCATGGTTGTGGACATGATGCGGGCGGGAACAAAAAGCCGCACGCAAGCGCTGATCGTGATGATCACCAACAGTGGGCACGACCGTACAACCATCTGTTACGACTACCACGAATACGGTATTGCACTGTGCAAGGGCGACAAGCAGGACGACAGTTTCTTTGCGTTCATCTGCTCGCTCGATCCAGGTGACGATCCGATCAAGGATGAAGGGTGCTGGTATAAATCGAACCCCAGCCTAGCGTTCGGGAGGCCAGGTGATGTAAACGGCGGGGTGCCTGGACTCAAGTATTTACGTGAGCAGGTCACCGAAGCCAGGGGCATGCCTTCCAAAGAGTCGAGCGTGCGCCGTCTGAACTTTTGTGAATGGGTGGACGCCGAGAATCCATGGCTGGCCGCCAACATTTGGCTGGCTTGCGAGGATGACTTTGACGTCGATGAAATACCTGAGGGCGAGCCTTGTTACGGCGGGCTCGACCTCTCCGGTACCCGCGACCTTACCGCACTGGTACTGTTCTTTCCGCGTCTGAAAAAGGCCCTGTCGTTTTTTTGGACGCCCAAGGACAGCCTGCTAGATCGTGCGCGCGTTGACCGGGTGCCTTACGACGCCTGGGTGCGCGGTGGCTTCTTGAATGCGCCACCAGGCATGGCCGTGGACTACTCGGCTGTTGCCACTCTGGTCGGCGAACTCGCTGTTCGGTTCAGTATTCAAGGCATAGCGTTTGACCCGTACCGGATCAAATACTTCACGCCCGAACTTGAAGCTCAGGGCATCGAAGTGCCATTGCTGCCCCACGGCCAGGGCTACACGGTTTCGAAAGAAACCGGGCTGTGGATGCCGCGCTCAATTGAACTGACTGAAACACTGCTCACCGAGCAGGGCATCACGATTAAAACCAACCCTGTGCTGCGGTGGAACGCAGCCAGTGCGGTGCTGGATGCGGACCAAAAAGACAATCGAATATTTGCCAAGCGTAGGAGTACCGGGCGAATCGACGGCGTTGTTGCGCTGGCGATGGCCATCGGTGCGGCAGATCTGCAACCTGTCTTTGCTGGCGACCGCGACGGCTTCTTCGATAATCCGATCATGGTGGGACTTTAATGGCACGCGATAAAAAGACCGGGCGAGTTCGTGCCGCCCTCCAGCAGTGGCTGGGCGTGCCGATCGGGTTGAACAACAGCGCCTTTTGGCAGGAATGGTTCGGCACCTCCAGCAGTGGCAAGTCGGTGACCGTAGACAGTTCGTTGCGCTTATCCACGGTGTGGGCCTGTGTACGGTTGCTGTCTGAGTCAGTCTCGACGTTGCCCCTCAAACTGTACAAACGAATGCCCGATGGTTCCAGGCAGCCGGCCACTGACCACCCACTGTACCGGGTGTTGTGCCGCTCTCCGAATATCGAGATGACGCCGCAGCGCTTCATGCTGATGGTCGTGGCCAGCATTTGTCTGCGCGGCAATGCCTTCATCGAAAAAAAGATGATCGGCAGCCGCATCACGGCATTAGTCCCGCTGTTGCCTCAGTTCATGAAGGTGGAGCGGGCCCGCAACGGTCGTTTGGAGTACACCTACACCGAGAACGGTGTGCGGCGTGAAATTCCTGAAAAGACGCTGGTGCATATCCGTGGCTTCGGTCTCGATGGCGTTTGCGGGATGCTGCCCATTACAACGGGCCGCGACATAATTGGTGCTGCCATGTCGGCTGAGGAAGCCGCCGCCAAGGTGTTTGCCAATGGCTTGCAAGCCTCGGGTTTCTTGACTGTGGAAGGGGGCGGTGCCCAAGGCGCAGGAACCCTGACCGACAAACAACGCGAATTGCTGCGGTCCAGTTTAGCCGCGTTCAGTAGTTCAACCAACGCCGGTAAGACGATGGTGTTGGAGGCCGGCTTGAAGTACCAGGGGATCACGATGAACCCCGAAGCCGCTCAGATGCTTGAAACGCGCTCGTTCAACGTCGAGGAAATTTGTCGATGGTTCCAGGTGCCCCCTTTTATGGTCGGGCACATGGACAAACAGAGCAGCTGGGCGGCGAGCACAGAGGTGCAAAACCTGCACTTCCTTACCAACTGCCTACGGCCCTTGCTGGTCAACATCGAACAGGAAATCTCCCGATGCCTGATCGGCGACCTGGACTCTGAAGAGTTCTTTGTGGAGTTCTCAGTTGAAGGGCTGTTGCGGGCAGACAGCGCGGGCCGCTCGGCCTACTACAACAGCGCGTTGGATCATGGTTGGATGAACCGCAACGAGGTCCGGCGCAAAGAGAACATGCCGCCGATACCTGGTGGGGAGGTCTACACCGTGCAGGGTGCGATGGTATCGCTGGAGTGGTTGGGGCAGAACGGTGGGCTTTCCGCAAAAGCAGCCAAGTTCATGCAAGACCTTATGGCCGCTAACGATACCGGCGACCAAGCAACGATCCGCCTGGCCTACGCCGAGGCAGCTAAGGCGCTGCAAGCGGGTGACCCTGACGGCACCGTGATGGCTCACGCGTTGATCTCTCTCGACCGGCTGAACAAGGCCGCCTGACACCTTCGGAGTTTCCATGACTATTAAATCGCTTCCGGCCGCGCCGGCGGCTCGGCCGCGCTCGGACGTTTCTTGCGATATGTCGCCGTTGGCGCTTGATCGCTGGAACCCCGAAATCCGGGCGGCTGCCGATGAAGACAACACTATCTCGATCTACGACCCTATCGGCTACGACTATTGGACGGGGGAGGGTGTGACCGCCAAGCGGATCAGCGCTGCTTTACGCTCCATGAACGGCGCTGACGTCATCGTCAACATTAACTCTCCGGGCGGTGATGTGTTCGAAGGGCTTGCGATCTACAACTTGCTCCGCGAACACAAGGGCAAGGTGACGGTTCGTATCCTGGGGCTTGCTGCGTCGGCCGCGTCGTTTATCGCCATGGCGGGAGATGACATCCAGATCGCCCGTGCAGGGTTCCTGATGATCCACAACGCATGGACCATCGTTGGTGGCAATCGCAACGACATCCGAGAGGTCGCTGACTTCCTGGAGCAAATCGATACGGCCCTAGCTGATATTTACGCGGTCCGCACCGGCGACCTCATCCAGGACATGCAGCGCCTGATGGATGCCGAAACGTGGATGGCTGGTTCGGTTGCAATCGAAGAGGGTTTTGCGGACCAGCTGCTGCCGTCCGATGCCACCAAACAAGAGGCTAAGGCCGGGAGCCCGCAACAGATCGCGGCGCGCCGGCTGGACGTCATCCTCGCAAAACAAGGGATGCCGCGCAGTGAGCGGCGTTCGCTGATTCAAGACATCAAGACCGGCAAGCCAGGCGCTGCTGATCAGGGTACGCATGACGCTACCAACCCCCAGGCCATTCCGGCCGCCGCCATTGCTGAGTTCGAACGGGCTTTCGCCCAATTCAAAACAGCAGCCTCAACAGTACCTGGAGTTTGATACATGCCCGATACCGCCGAACTACTCAAGAACGTCTCTGCCGAATTGGCAAAGGCCAGCAGCGAATTCAGCCAGAAAGCAGAGGCTGCCCTGACCGAAGCCAAAAAGGCTGGAACCCTTTCCGCTGAAACCAAGGCTGCGGTCGATGAGCTGGCGACTAAGCACAACTCGTTGATGGAAGCTGAAAAGCAACTCAAGGCCAAACTGGGCGAGCTGGAGCAGGAGTTTGCCCGTTTGCCATCCCTCTCGGCGCCGCAGCCCCGCGACAGCCTAGGCGGCACGGTGATCAAAAGCGAAGCGCTTAAATCATTCGCTGCCAGTATCGAGGGCAACAAACGGCTGAGCATTCCAGTCAGTGCCGCGCTTCTTTCGGGTGATGTACCTGCCGGTGTGGTCGAGCCACAGCGTCTTCCTGGTATCGACAGTCTCCCGAAGCAGCGTTTGTTCATCCGCGATTTGATCGCATCTGGGCGTACGACTTCGCCGGCTATCTTTTGGGTGCAGCAAACCGGTTTCACCAACGCCGGCAAGGCCACGGCAGAAGGCACTGCCAAAGCCTACTCGGCAATCCAATTTGCCGCGAAACTGACGGGTGTGTCGACCATCGCCCATATGTTCAAGTCGTCCAAACAGATCTTGGACGACTTTGCGCAGCTCGCTTCGACCATCGATGTCGAAATGCTGTATGGGCTGAAATATGTAGAAGAACAGGAAATTCTGTTCGGCGACGGTACCGGTGTGCACATGCACGGGATTGTTCCTCAGGCATCCGTTTTCGCTCCGGCATTCGATGTCGAGGACCAATCGGGTATCGATGATCTGCGACTTGCAATGCTCCAGTGCCAGTTGGCGCGACTGCCTTCCAGCGGCCACGTGCTGCACTTCATGGACTGGGCCAAAATCGAACTGACCAAGGACTCGCTGGGCCGTTACATCTTGGCCAATCCACTGGGCCTGGCGGGTCCTGTTCTTTGGGGGCTGCCAGTCGTTGCCACTGAGGCTGTTGGTTTCGAGGGCAAGTTCCTCACCGGTGCATTCCAAACAGGTGCCCAGCTCTTCGACCGCGAAGACGCGAACGTCGTGATCAGCACCGAAAACGCGGATGACTTCGAAAAGAACATGATCTCCATCCGCTGTGAAGAGCGGGCGGCGTTGATCGTGAAACGTCCAGAAGCATTCGTTTACGGTCCGTTCACTGCACCTGCTCCGGCGGGTGGTTGAACTTGATTCGGGCCGCCCTTGGCGGCCCGTTGGAGGTCACAATGAAACTGATCACGCTGAAACCGCTCTTTCTGGGTGGCTCGGTTGTGGTTGAGGGCAAGCCCTTCGAAACCATCGAGCAGCATGGCCGTGAGCTAATCACGAAAGGCTACGCGGTGCTGGATGAATCCGACGCTGAGCCAGTGGTGACGCTCGCTGAAGAGCCCACGGCTTTTGCCTTGGCATTCACCAGCGATCAAATTTTACCTACACCGCTGAGCACGGCAGCAGCTCGTATCGGTGACCTGCTGGACCCACCTGCGCCGGACGCATCTGATGCACCGGACCTGCTGGACCCGCCTGCGCCGGACGTGCCTGATGCGCTGGACCTGCTGGACCCACCTGCGCGGGATGCACCTGAGGCGTCGCAGAAGCCCGCTAACCCTAAAAAGAAAGCGAGCTGATTATGGGGGCAATCGATATCACCCTGGCCATGCAACACCTGCGTGCCGAAGTGGAAGATCAGGCGTACGTCCAGGTGCTGCTTTCCGCTGCGGAGGACAGTGCGGCCCAATACCTGCAACGTCAGTTTTACGCTGACAGTTCCGCCCTTGAGGTGGCTGTGCTTGGCGGGACAGCGGGCAATGATCCGCTTGTCATCACTGGATCGATTGTGGCGGCATGCTTGCTAACCCTGGGGCATCTGTACGCAAACCGAGAAGACACGGTAACCGGTATCAACGTCGCCTCGGTGGTTCAATTGCCTATGGGATCCCGAACGCTGCTGCATCCGTATCGGGTGCAGATGGGGGTATAGATGGCCTTTCGCGAACCTGGCGCTGGTGAATTAAACCGGAGCGTTCTAATCCGGCTGCGCGCAGATGAGCCAGCAACGGATATGGGGCTCGACTCGGTGTTCACGGATGAACGCCGCCGGTGGGCCAAGATTGAGCCGGTAGGTACAGCGGTTTATGCAACCGGGGTGCAGACTGAAAACAAGCTGACTCATCGCATTACCCTGCGCTTGTTGAAAGGAGTGACTGATGCCCATGAAGTTGTACACGGTGACACGATCTACCGAGTGAAGCGCAGTGCAGACCTAAACGGCACCCATCGTTTCACCCAGCTAGAAGTCGAGGAACTGGGTAGCGATCAGGCGGGAGATGATATTTATGGCAAACTCAGTCGGGGTTGACGGTTACATTCACATCGAGGGTTTCGAAAAGTTTGAGCGCGATGCTTTCGACAAGAAGAAAATCAAGGCTGCAATGCGTAAGGCCGGCAAGTTGGTTCGGCAGCGTGCACAGCTAAACGTCGCATTGTCCCGTGGCCAGGACAGCTACCCTGTGAATCGAACCGGCGCTTTGCTGGACTCGATCAACTTCAAGGTTTCCCGGTCGGGGTTTCTGGTGAAGATCGCGCCCTACAAAACGGGGGCGATGCATGATTACTACCCAGCCTACCTGCACTACGGGGTGAAGCTGGGCGGCCGTATCAAGAAGCTCGCGCCGGGCGAAGGTCGTGGTAAGAGCAACCGCCGTCGGAAGGGCGCTCGCGCTGCGCTGGTTGCTGACCGCAAGAGCAACGGCTGGCGCATTGAACCACGGGCCAACTACATGAGCGACGCCCTGCAGGACTCTTCTTCGGCAGTCCGTGCGATTCTGTCGCAGGCTTTCGCTGACGCGCTGGGCTGATCATCCTCAGATATTGACTCAATAAACAACCTCGCCACGGCGGGGTTTTTTATTACCTGGAACTCACCCATGAAGATCTCTCCAATCGTTGCCCACCTGCGTCAGTACTGCCCTAGCTTCTCCGGGCGAGTGGCCGGCGGCATTGATTTCGAGGCGGTAGCCGCCAGTGCAAAGTTGAGCCACCCCTCGGCATACGTAATCGCGGTGTCTGACAAGGCCACTCAAAATGACGTGCAGAACGGCCTGCGCCAGGTAATTACCGACTTTTTCGACGTGGTGCTGGTGGTGGACACCCGGGACGAGCGGGGTCAGGAAGCGGCAGATCTGACCCACCTGTTCCGTGCGGAGATCTGGCGGGCCCTGGTCGCCTGGGTGCCTGGCCCGGAATACACGCCGATTGAATACGGGGGCGGGGAGTTGCTTTCGATTAACCGTAGCCGAGTGGTTTACCGCTTCACCTTCTCGGCGGACTTCCAGATTGGCCGCAATGCGGCCACTGACCCGCCGGAAACGTGGGAAGAGCTGGAGTTAGATGGGCTGCCTAGTTTTGCCGGCATCACCTTCGACATGGACTGTATCGACCCGGCAGACCCCAACCTGCAACGACCCGGCCCTGATGGCCGCATCGAAGTGAAATTCTCAGGAGACGTAACCCCATGACCAAACGCATCACTGTGCGGCCGGCTGCTGGCCGTGCTGTGCCTGACCCGGACGCCGGCGACCTGTTGCCAGGAGCGGGCCGGGAGGTTCCAGACAACGCTTATTGGCGCCGCCGCCTGGCGGATGGCGACATCACCGTTGAAACCCCTACCAAGACTGCCAAGGCGGTAAACCCCGAGGAGCCTAAATAATGGCTATTGGATTCAGCAATATCCCGGCCGACATGCGCGTGCCGCTGTTCTACGCGGAGATGGATAACTCGGCGGCGAACACCGCTTCGTCATCCATGCGCCGCCTGATCGTGGCTCAGGTCAACGGTGATGCAGCCGCTGAGAACATCGGTTCTTTGGTGCTGGTGCCGAGCCTGGGCCTTGCCAAGAGCATTGGTGGTTCGGGCTCTATGCTCGCCGCGATGTACGAAGCCTGGCGAAAGGTAGATCCGGCGGGCGAGGTGTGGTGTTTGCCGTTGCAAAACACGGAAGGTGCCGCAGCGGCAGGGACGGTAACAGTGGTCGGCACGGCCACCGAGGCCGGGCTACTGAACCTTTATATTGGCGGCGTGCGGGTGCAAGCCACCGTAACCGCGGCAGCAACGGCCACTGTCGCGGCCGCTGCGCTTGCGGTGAAGATCAATGCTACTGCCGATCTGCCGGTAAAAGCCGTCGCGGCGGCGGGTGTGGTTACCCTGACGTGCAAGTGGAAGGGCGACAGTGGCAACGACATCGCATTGCAGTTGAACCGCCTGGGCAAAACCAGTGGCGAAATCACCCCCGCTGGTATCACCGTCACGCTGACCAAAATGCTGGGTGGCGTCGGCGTGCCGGATCAGGTCAGCGCCTTGGCCGCGCTTGGCGACGAGCCTTTCGAGTTCCTTTGCGTGCCGTGGTCCGACACCAACAGCCTGGACGCCTGGAAGGGCGCGATGGATGACAGCGTGGGCCGCTGGAGCTGGGCCAAGCAATTGTTCGGTCACGTCTACGGGGCGAAGCGCGGCACTATTGGAACCCTGGTGGCAGCTGGTCAGACGCGCAATGATCAGCACATGACGATCCAGGCCATGGAGCCCGGTGTGCCCCAGCCGTTTTGGGTGCAGGCGGCGTCGTTGGCGGCGCGCACAGCGGTGTTTATTTCCGCCGATGCCAGCCGCCCAACGCAAAGCGGTAGCCTGCCTGGTCTTGATCCTGCACCGGCAAGCGAGCGTTTCACGCTGACGGAGCGTCAGTCGTTGCTCAGCTACGGCATTGCCACCGCGTACTACGAAGGCGGCTATGTGCGTATCCAGCGCTCGATCACCACGTACCAGAAGAACGCCTACGGCCAGGCGGACAACTCTTATCTGGACAGCGAGACCATGCACCAGTCGGCGTTCATCATCCGCCGGATGCAGAGCGTCATCACCAGCAAGTACGGCCGCCACAAGTTGGCCAACGATGGCACCCGGTTCGGTGCGGGCCAGGCCATCGTCACGCCGAGCACGATTCGTGGCGAGCTGATTGCGCAATACACGCTGCTGGAGTTGGAGGGCCATGTGGAAAACACTGAGCTGTTCGCGCAGCACCTGATCGTTGAGCGCGACAGTAACGACCCGAGCCGGGTCAACGTGTTGTTCCCGCCTGACTACATCAACGGCCTCCGGGTGTTTGCGTTGCTGAACCAGTTCCGTCTGCAATACAACGACGCCGCTTAACCCATCACGCCGCATTTTCTGAACAACCCCAGCCCGCGATGTGCGGGCTTTTGCATTCTGGAGACTATGACCATGGGTCAATTAGTGGCGGGTACCACCTACGTCAAGGTGGATGGCGTGCAGCTGACTATCACAGGCGGTGCGGAAGCGCCCCTGATGGATGTGAAACGGGAAACGATTTTTCCGGGTTACTACAAGGAAGAGGAGTTGGCGCCGTACGTGAAGATGACCGCGATCCTCGGCTCTGACTTTCCAATCAAAACTCTGGTGAATGGCCGGGATATGACGGTTACCACCGAATTCAAAAACGGGCGTGTTTACGTCCTTGCCGGTGCGTATCTGGTCGATGAGCCGTCTTTCAAGGCTGACGACGGCACCGTGGAGTTGCAATTCGATGGCATCAAGGGGTCATGGCAATGAGCTTAACCGTAACGCTACAAGTCCCAATCGAGGCTCATGACAAAACCGTCACTGAGCTGACTCTACGTCGCCCGACTGTGCAGGAAGTCCGCGCCATCAAGTCTCTGCCCTACAAGCTCGGCAAGGACGAAGAGATCAACATCGACACCGAGGTCGCGGCGAAGTACATCGCGGTCTGTGCAGCGATTCCTTCCTCGTCGGTCAATCAGCTGGATCTGTCAGATCTGAATGATCTTGCGTGGGCCATTGTTCGTTTTTTCATGAGCGCGGCATCAGCGAAGTAACCGACCTGATCGCCGTTGCTTATGACCTGGCTTGGTTCTGGAAAACGGATCCTGAGCTGATGATGGCCCGCCCCCTGGACGTGCTCTGTGAGTCATTGGAGCACGCACAGCGAATCAATAAAACACAGCAGGCATAGCCATGGATAAGTTTCAGCTCAAGGCGTTGATAACCGGCGTCGATAAGTTGTCGCCAAAGCTGGCCGGTATTCAAAAAAACGTCGGGACATTCAGGAAGAATCTCGAAAAGACGGGCCTCGGGAAAATCGGTATTAAGGATCTGATCACCGGTGGTGCCCTGGCTGCGCCGTTTGCCGTCGGTACTCGGTCGGCGATTGAGTTTGAATCCGAAATGGCGAACGTTAACAAGGTCGTTAACTTTGACAGCCCCCAGCAATTCAAGCAGATGGGTGATGACATTACCCGTATGTCGGAAGTGCTGCCAATGGCTGCGGGGGACATCGCCAAGATTGTCGCGGCTGGAGGCCAGGCGGGGTTTGCCAGCAACGAGTTGTTGGGCTTCGCTGAGTCGGCGGTCAAGATGGGGATTGCCTTCGATCAGACCGCCGACCAAAGCGGGGAGATGATGGCGACCTGGCGTACATCGTTCAAGATGACCCAGGACGGTGTGACGGACCTCGCCGACCGCATCAACTATCTGGGCAATACCGGCCCTGCCAACACCAAAAAGATCTCCGATATCGTCACCCGAATTGGCCCGCTGGGTGAAGTGGCCGGGCTTGCATCCGGCCAGATTGCGGCACTGGGTGCGACCATGGCCGGGGTAGGGGTCGAGCAGGAAGTTGCGGCTACAGGCATCAAAAACTTCATGCTGGCGATGACTAAAGGTTCATCAGCGACGAAGGCGCAGTCGCAGGCATTCAAGGCGATTCGGCTGGATTCCAAGCAAGTAGCAAAGTCTATGCAGACCGACGCGCAGGGCACGATCCTGAACATTCTGGAGCGAATTGGAAAAGTCGATTCTGCGTCCCGGGTGGGTTTGTTGACCCAGTTGTTCGGGTCCGAGTCGGTTACCTCTATCGTGTCACTGGTCTCCAACCTCGATTTGCTCAAGGGCAATCTCACCAAGGTAGGTGATGCCACGCTGTACGCGGGTTCCATGGAAAAGGAATACGCGGCTCGCGCGGCAACAACAGAGAACAACCTCGGCTTGCTGCGCAATGCCACGACAAACGTGTCGAAGGCAATCGGCAATGCCATGTTGCCGGCCGTTAACGCGGTGGTGGATGCGGTTCGGCCAATGGTCGTGCAGTTTGCGAAGCTAGTAGAGGCGAACCCCGAGGTTGTGCGGGGTGTTGCCGCTGCCGGGATCGCGTTCACCGCGCTGCGACTTGGGATCGTTTCAACCATTGTTGCCACCAAGCTGCTTTCGTTTGCATTGAAGGCAAACCCCATCGGGCTGGTGGCGACCGGCATCGCACTGGCGGCGGGGCTTATTGTTGCAAACTGGTCAGCTATCGCCCCTTACTTCCAGGCGATCTGGGCCAAGATCAAAGGCCCGACCATGGCCGCCTGGGACATGTTCAAGACCTTTGTATCGTGGACCCCTATCGGCCTGATCATGTCCAACTGGGGACCGTTGACCGAGTTCTTCAAGGCGATATGGGGAGTGCTGGTTGCGATCTCTGTGCCCGTGATGGACTTCCTCAAGACGATGTTCGACTGGTCTCCGCTGGGGTACATCGTCAAGAACTGGGAACCCATCAGCGCCTGGTTCAAAAGCCTGTGGGAAAAACTACGGCCGATCATCGAGCCCATGATGAAGTTCTTCGGCGGCGGGGAGGGTGGTGACGGACTCATCGAAACCGCCACCGGCAAGGCCAATGCCTTTGCCGAGCAGCAGCGCCTGCGCAACGCGGGCGTCGGCGGCGGCACCGGTGAGTTTCTACAGGCGAATGCGGTGCAGTTGGCACAGAACCGGCAGTTGGCCAACAACTCCCAGATGGGAATAAGCCCTGGTCAACTGCTGCAAACCCCCAGCAAGTTGCCAGCACCGGGCAGTCTGCTGCAACAAACCGCCGCCGCCAACGCCCAGAACCTCAACGGCAAAATCGACATCAACCTGAACGGTGCGCCACCCGGCACCACCGTCGAACAGTCGCAAACCAACCAACGCGGCTTGACCATCAAGCCCAATATCGGCCAGCGCACGGTCGGCACGCAGAGGTAGCCAATGGAAAAAACGTGGCGTGATCAACTGCTGCCCGCATCGTACCGGGGTATCAGCTTTCTGATCGAGCAAGCGGCCGTCCCTGTCGGGCAGAAGGGCCAGCTGCATGAGTTCCCGCAACGGGATGAACCCTACTTCGAAGCATTGGGCAAGCAGGCGCAGGTCCACCGGATGAGCGCCTGGGTGATCGGTGACGACTGCTTTGAGCGACGGGACAAGTTGCAGGAAGCGCTGCAAACGCAGGGCTCCGGCGAGCTGGTACACCCGTGGTTGGGCCGCATGCTGGTCAAGGCGGGCGAGTGCGAGCTGACCCATGATCGCCGCGAAGGTGGCGTGGCCAGGTTTGAACTGACGTTCTATCCCGACGCGCCGCGTAAGTTTCCCACGGCAACGGCGAACACGCGGCAGCAGGTGGTCAAGTCGTCGGAGGGGCTGCTGGAGTCGGCCCTGGCTCGATACAAGGCCGCGATGGAAAAGATCGACAAGGCGCGGCTCAGTGTCATCGGGCTGCGCAATGGCCTGTCCGGTGTTTATGCCGCCATCCAACGCCAGTTCGCGCCGCTGGTTGGGTTGTTTACCAACCTCAGCGGGTTTGTGCAGTCGCTGATCAACTCGCCGGGTGCGCTGGGCGCGTTGTTCTCCAGCTATTTCAGCGACTTCACTGGGCTGGACTTCTCCAGTCCGGGGTCCAGTTACCTCGCGACGGTGGCCACCGCGTCGCAGCATGCGTCGGCGGTGTCCAGCATCAACACCGTCAGCCCCGCGAATGGAGCGGATACCAGCGCGATGGCCCAGGCTACCGCCGACCTGGTGCAGGACGCCCTGTTGGTGCAGGTCGGATTGATCATCAGCGAGATGCCTGTGTCAGTGCGGCCGCCGGTGATGGAGTCGGTACCGGCGATTGACCAGCAGGCCATCGCACCTGTCGTGCGGCCGGAAGTGCCGGTCGCTGATGACGTGATCGAGTTGCGCGACTCGCTCAGTGAGGCGATCTGGGAGGCGTCACTCAAGGCTGATCCTGATCACTATCGGGTGCTGACCACCATGCGTCAGGTGCTGGTCAAGCACCTGACCGCCGTGGCGGCGTCAGGCGTGCGCCTGGTGGACATGACGCCGGCGGAAACACTGCCAGCCCTGGTGTTGGCATACCGCCGCTTCGGCGACTCCACGCGAGCTGGGGAGATCGTCCAGCGCAATCGCATCAGTCACCCGGGCTTCGTCCCGCCGGTATCGCTCAAGATCGCCCAGGAGTAACCCATGCTCGATGCAGAGAATGCAGTCAGCCTCACCGTTGACGGTCTGGATTATGGCGGCTGGAAAAACGTGGAGATCTCCGCAGGACTCGAACGCCAGACCCGTGAGTTCAGCATGGGCATTACCTGGAAGTGGCCGGGCCAGCCGATCTCAATACCTATCCGGCAGGGCTCCAAGTGCCAGGTGCGCATTGGCGGCGACCTGGTGCTGACCGGCTGGGTGTTCGCCACGCCGATCAGCTACGACGACAAGATGGTCACGATGACGATCTCGGGCCGCTCGCTGACGGCTGATCTGGTGGATTGTGCGGCGGTGAACAAGCCTGGCCAATGGAGTGGCCTCGGGGTGCTCGCCATCGTCAAGGCGCTCGCGGCGCCGTACGGCGTGAAAGTGCGCAGTGAGATCAGCGAAACGGGAACGCTTTCCGACCATACGATTGAGCCGGGAGAAACGGTCTTTGAATCCATCGACCGACTGCTGACGGTGTTTCGCGTGTTCTCCACCGACGACGCCAACGGCATGGCGGTGCTTGCCAAGCCTGGTAGCGAAGGCTGGGCCAGCGACCGACTTGAGGTCGGGCGCAACATCCTGACTGGTGATGCGGGCTTGGATTTTTCGGGGGTGTTTTCCGAATACCGCGTGCTCGGTCAACGCAGCGGTACCGACGAAGAATTCGGCAAGACAGTGGCCGAAGTTTCGGCCGTGGTGGCCGATGATCGAACCACCCGTAAGCGGGTAATGATCATCAAGGAATCAGGGCAGATGACCTCGGCGCTGGTCAATGCGCGTGCCAACTGGGAAAGCGTCACCCGCATGGGCAAGTCGCTCAGCACCACCTACAAGGTGCAGGGCTGGCGGCAGTCGAACGGTGCGTTGTGGAAGCACAACATGCTGGTGCGGGTGGTAGATCCAATCATCGGCATGGACCGCGACATGCTTATTTCCGAGATCACCTATTCGCTCAGCGACAGCGGCACGGTGTGCACGATGGTTGTTGGCCCGCCGGACAGCTTCGAACCCGAACCGAATGACCGTCACAAAAAACGCAAGCTCAAGAAGGGCGGCAAGGCCGACAACTTTGAGTACCTCCTACCCGCTGACTGGAAGCCCAACGAATGAGCCTCATGAGTTTGTTTGTGCGCGGGACCGTGGTGCTGGCTGATGCCACGAAGAAGTTGCAGACCCTGCAAATGCGGCTGTTCGCCGGTGAGGTCAAGGACAACCTTGAGCACTTTGAACCCTACGGGTGGACAAGCAACCCCCTGGAAGGCGCCGAGGGCATTGCTGCGTTCCTCGGCGGTGACCGCTCCCACGGGGTGGTGCTGGTGGTCTCTGACCGACGTTACCGCATTCGGGAGATGGAGCCGGGAGAGGTGGCCATCTACACCGATGAAGGCGACAAGATCCACTTCAAGCGCGGCCGGATCATCGACATCGAAACCCAGACCCTGAATATCAAGGCCGGGGCTTCGGTGAACTTCGACACACCACTGATCACCCAGACCGGTCGGATTGTCTCCGGTGGCGATCAGGTCGCCGCCGGCGTCAGCCAGGTGGAGCATCTGCACACGGAGGTGCAAGTCGGCACCGCCCAGAGCGGCCCACCTGTTGGAGGTGGCGGATGATCCTCGCCAGCAATCGGGAGGCCTCCCTGGTGCGCGCCGTGGTGATCAGCCTGTTCACCTGGCGCCGCGCTGCGACAGATGACCCGCTCGACGACGATGAGCGTTACGGATGGTGGGGTGACAGCTACCCCAGTAGCGCCGATGACCGCATCGGCTCCCGGTTGTGGCTGCTACGGCGGGTGAAGCTCACCACCGATACCCGCCGTGATGCCGAGTACTACGCCCGTGAGGCGCTGGCCTGGCTGATCGATGACGGCGAGGTTGTCGAAATCGACATCCTCAGCGAGCAGTCGGGAGTCAACCGGCTGAACCTGCGGGTAATCCTCACTATCGACACCGGCGCGCGCCTGGAAATCAACTCAAACCAATTGTGGCAGGTGATCTATGCCGTTTGATACGCCAACGTTACCGGTGCTGGTCAACCGTACACAGAGCGACCTGGCCAGCGATGCGCTACGGCGCTCTGATGCGCAGGTGCTTTCACGGGCATTGAGCGGTACGGCTTACGGGCTGTATGGCTACTTGGAATGGATTGCACAGCAGATCCTGCCCGACACCGCCGATGAAGAAACCCTTGAACGTATCGCAAACCTTCGCCTGAACCAGCCCCGTAAAGTCGCCCAGGCGGCCGAAGGCACTGCCAGCTTCACGGCGGGTGCAGGACGGGTGGTGGACGTGGACACGGTGATGAAGGCCAACGATGGCCGGGCCTATCGTGTGACGCAGAGCGTCACTACGGTGGCGGGTACCAACGTCGCAAAGCTGGCAGCGGTTGACGCGGGCGCCTTGGGCAACATCGAAGCAGGAATGGTGTTGACGCTGATCCAGCCGGTGGAAGGGCTCGTCAGCACCTTTACGGTTCTGACGCCTGGCCTGGTGGGTGGCATCGCCCAGGAGAGCGTCGAGTCTTTGCGTGCGCGGGTGGTGCGCTCTTATCGTGTGATCCCTCACGGCGGATCGGCGGACGATTACGAAACGTGGGCTTTGGAAGTTCCTGGCGTAACCCGCGCTTGGTGTCGTCGTAACTTCCTTGGGCCAGGCACCGTTGGGCTGTTCGTAATGCGTGACAACGACTCCAATCCAACCCCGGCCCCTGCACAACTAGCCGAGGTAAAAGCCCATATCGAGCCGCTGCGACCTGTCACCGCAGAGCTGTACGTGCTTGCTCCGGTGCGGGTTTCTGTGGTGTATCAGTTGCGCCTTACCCCAGATACGGGCGCGGTGCGTGCGGCCGTTGCACTTCAATTACAGGACTTGCACAACCGAGAGGCGGGCCTGGGTGACGGCCTGCTGGTCAGCCACATTCGTGAGGCCATCAGCAGCGCCACGGGCGAAACCGATCATCAGCTTTTGGCACCAGTGGCAGACGTGCCAGCGGCGAGTAATCAGTTGCTGGCGTACGGGGGGTGCATATGGTTGCCGTGAGAACTGCTGCGCACTATCGCGCCCAGTTGCAGGCGCTGCTCCCAGCCGGGCCTGCTTGGGATCCCGAACTCGTCCCCGAAGTCGGACTGATCCTGTCGGGTGTTTCGTTGGAGTTCGCGCGTCTGGAGGGTAGGGCCGCTGACATTTTCAACGAAATGGATGCGGGCGGTGTTAGTGAGCTGGTACCCGACTGGGAAAAAGTCATGGGCCTGCCTGACGAATGCCTGGGCTTGAACCCCGCATTTGAAGATCGGCGCCTGGCAGTCCGCCGCCGGCTGGTGGAAGTCGGTGGTCAGCACCGCGCCTACTTCATTGAAATCGCGGTAAGCCAGGGCTACCCCGGTGCAACCATCACCGAATACCGAGCCCCGCGAATGGGGCGCTCACGTTTTGGCGCTGCGCACTTTGGCACCTGGGGTGCCCAGTTCATGTGGGCGCTGAACACTGGTGGGCGCCAACGTGTTGGGCGGCGCTTCGGTGCGAGCTTCTGGGGCGAGCGCTTCGGCACCAATCCCGGTGATGCACTTGAGTGCCTGATCCGCAGGCCGGCGCCGGCGCATACCGTCGTGCATATCAATTACGATTAAGGGGTGAGATGTGGATTTTCCAAAGAGTGTTCCGGGTGTGGGTTTGGTTAATGGGAAGTTTATTGACGAAGACCCGTTGGCGGCTACGCCAGGGTCGTTGATTCCTTCCGAGTGGGGTAACGCGGTTACTCAGGAAATCCTGAACGTGATTACATCCGCCGGCGCAGTCCCTGATGAGGCGAATACCGGCCAGCTACTGACGGCTATTGATAAAAAGATCGAGAGCAGTACCGTTTCATTTGCCACCCAGGCGGAAGCCGAGGCAGGAACGGTCACGTCGAAAGTGATGAGTCCGGCGAGGGTGTTTCAGGCAATCGCCAAAGTCGTGACCCAGGCGACAGAGGCCAAGTTTGGGTGGCTAAAACTAGCCACGCAAACGCAAACTAACAACGGTCTGGATGATGCCACAGCCGTTACCCCTAAAAAGCTGGCGTCTACCGTTCAAAGCCAGGCTTATTTGGCCGTTACTACGACAGGTACTAGTACCGCGTATGCCATTGCGCCGAACTATGATGCTGCTCCGTATGCGCCCAATCAGCGGTTCTTCATAACGTTCCACATAGCGTCCACTGGCGCCCCAACGCTTAACGCTTCGGGTCGCGGGAACCGCTCTTTAAAGATGTTCGACTATTCCGGGGCCAAGATCCCGGCTGTGGTTTACGCGGGTCAAATGTCCGACGTTGTATGTGATGGACTTGACTTTATCGTTCTCGACCAACCCCCACAGTACTTCACTCAAGATCTGTGGGCTTTCCAGCCCATCGGCGCTCTTATTTCGCTCGTTGACAATGTGCCCGTGCCGGCTCCACCGCTTGGCAATCCGAACTACACCTACATCAAACTTACGGCTGGTGACGCATATAACGCCGGCTTTCTGACGTCCGAGTCCGTGTCCGGCACGAAGCCACAGTTGCTTGCGTCGGCTGTAGTGAGTCTCGCAGGAAGCCCATTCAACGGGGCAACTGTTCGACTCATCAATACTGAAGGTCGGTTCATTCGGGCCGGGGCCCCCGGGACAATCGAAGCCGACCAGTTTCAAGGACACTCTTTCGGCGACCCTCGTTTGGGGGCCGGGTATATTCTTTCTACCCCTGGCAACGTGAACATCTCTTATTCAACCGGCGCAGACTACGGCACCGTCATCACGCGGATCGATGTGGCCACGACCGGTGTCCAGCTTGCTGCAAAAACTGACGGGACTAATGGCACCCCAAGAATCGGCAATGAAACCAGGGTCAAGTCTATGGGCGCCACTTTCTATCTGAGGATCAAATAATGCCGTATGCCGCCAAATGGGAAATAGCCACTGATAAAACTGCCTTTGAAAAGGACGGTAAAGATTTCATTGAGATCACTGATGAACAGTACCTTCAAGCTTTGGAGGGTATGCAGAATGGTCTGGCAGTTACCATCGACGACGGCTTCACAGTTGCGTTACCACCGCCTCCACCAGCTGCACCGCCTCCACCATCGCCTACTGACGATGAACTCTCTGTCGCGGCAATGGCTCAGCGCGATCAAGCGCTGGCGGTTGCAGCTATCCGCATCGCACCTCTACAGGATGCAGTGGACCTTGGTAAGGCAACCCCTGCCAAGATTGCACTTCTGAAAAAGTGGAAGGAATACCGGATCGATCTCGACGATGTTCCTGATCAGGAAGACTTTCCTCGGGTAATCGACTGGCCTGTAGCGCCTTCTTAAGTCAGTTGCCGAATACCAGCCACCCGCCATCGAGCGGGTTTATTTTTGCCTGGAGAAAAGCAATGGCTCGACTTTCTGAATCGCTCGCCGGCGGCCGCAACGCGCTGGCCTTCCTCGATATGCTCGGCTGGTCCGAGGGCACCAGCACCTCACCGGCCACGGCCATGGATGGCTACGACGTCATCGTGACTGGCATCGACCGTAAGCCTGAGGTGTTCAAGGACTTCACTGATCACCCGTTTGCCAAGGGGCGCGCCTCCAAGGTCATCAACAGCAAGGGACTGAAGTCCAATGCTTCCGGCCGGTACCAGCAGATGCTGAAGGACTGGCCGCACTACAAGGCACTGCTCAAGCTGCCGGATTTCAGCCCGATCAGCCAGGACCTGCTAGCCCTGCAACATATCCGCGAGTGCCGGGCTTTGCCTGATGTGCTTGCCGGTCGGATCGAGACGGCAATCTCGAAGTGCCGGAACATCTGGGCCAGCCTGCCGGGTGCGGGGTATGGCCAGCGGGAACACCGGTTGGAGGACCTGCTGAAGCAGTACCGCCTGGCAGGCGGGGTGATGTCGTGACGCCGTTGGAGAAGTTGATCGGGCTGGGCCTGGCGGTGATCTTACTGCTGGTCCTCGGCGCCAGCGTTGGGGTCTGGCGTGCCGTTGCTCACTTCCGGCCGCTGCTCGATGCGGCCAATAGTGACCTAGCCACCACCAATGCCGCCCGTGACAATTTGGTAACTCTGACGGGAGAGCAGGGCAAGAAGCTCGGCGAGCTGGTGCTGGCAGGTGAACTCCGGGAGCGGAATGCCGCGCTGGCACAGGAGAAAGCCGCGCAAGAAGCCCGGCCAGACTACGCCGCAGCCAATCAGCTATTGCGGGAGCGAACCGGCGGCGATCCTGCTCAGACTGCCGCGGCGATCATCGATCAGGAGTTGGGGTTATGAAGCTGCTACTGGTGGTACTGGCCCTGGTGCTGGCCGGCTGCGCGACCAAGGAACCGGCGGTGCGCACCGTTCGTGTTGAAGTGCCGGTGCTGGTGCCGTGCAGGACGAAAGAGATAGTGGTGCCGCCGTGGGCCGCCGTCGGGCTCAAGAAGTCCGACAGCCTGGAAGTGAAGGTACGGGCGTTGCTGGCAGAGCGACGGCAGCGGATCGGCTACGAGCGGCAATTGGTAGCGGCTATTACGGCGTGCCAGTGAGTGGCAATTTCCGCGCCAGTAAAAGCCGCTGATTCTCCCTGAACAGTTCGTCACGTTGCTGGGCTACGGCCATTAAGCCGTTTATCCGACGATCCATTTCTGAGGTTTCGCGGTTGAGTGCACCCACTTCGGCCAGTGCTTTCTTCAGCGATTCCTCGGCGAGAGCTTTCTCGGTGGACAGCGCATCATTCATCTGCACCAGCCCGGCGATGTTCTTCCGGGCATTGCGCAGCAGCGCCTGGGTTTGGGTTAGTTCGTCCTCGAGCAGCGCGCACTGGTGCTTGTACATTTCCAGAGGTGTGGGGCAGCCAAGCCACGCTGAGGTGTCTTCGTCAATGAGGTGCATGGTGGGTAAACTCAAGTACTGTATGTGCGTACAGTAGTCGAGGTTTGGCCGTAGCGCGATTTGAGGCGACGAGCTGTAGCAGATTTGGTTTGGTGTTCGGTCGGCAGAGCGCCGGGGGGAGGGAGTAAATAATATTCGCAGCTACATGTTCCCTGAATAGCCGGGCCATCAACGGTGGCGAGTTGCCGCTATCCATTTAAGCTATCATCCTTCCCGCCGATACACATCCGGTAAATAATAAAGCGTCCATGGAGTGCGTATGTCGCGGGAAAGAGTTGAAACCATTGATTACCTACGCGGCATTCTTTCCGTGTCGATCATGTTTTATCACTACATGGGGTGGCTGTTCCCCAACCAGATGGCCGAAGACAGCTTGCTCAGCAAGGTTGGTTACTACGGTGTCTCGGCTTTTTTTGTCATCAGCGGCATGAGCATGTGTATTGCCTACAACGGCAGGCTCTCAACTCCGGGTGACGTGAACCAGTATGTGATCAGGCGCGCTCTTCGCATTGTCCCGCTGTACATGCTCGCCTCAGTTGCGGCGTTGGCAGCAGCAGGGATGGCAAGCAAGACTCAGGGCGCCATCGATGTTTATGGCTGGTCGTCGGTCGTCCTGAACTTCACGTTGCTGTTTTCCTTTATTGATCCGAGTAAGGCCATACCAGGTGGTGGCTGGTCCATCGGCAATGAGCTGTTCTTCTATTGCTACTTCCCGATCATGCTGTACCTGATTCGTCTGCATCGCGCCTATGCGGCGGCGATTCTGCTGGTGTCGGCGGGGATGTTCATCTATTGGGCCATGGTCTTGGTGCCATCAGCCGGTGAGGCGCAGGCCTGGAAAGAGTACGTAAGCAACCAGAATCAGGCGTTGTTCTTCGTGTGCGGCGTGCTGATTGCCTACGCTGGCGGTCGCCACAAGCTGGGCAATCTTGCCTCGATTACGTTGGGCGTGTTGGCGTTTACGGCCTTTTGGGCTGTGAGTGTTGAAGTCAGCACCGCACTGGTGGTGGGCTGGGAGCGGATCGCGCTGGGAATCTGCACCATCGCGTTTGTCTCGAGCGTCTATTTTGTGAAGGTGAAGCTGCCCATCGCTATCGCCTGGGTTCTGCATACGGTTGGCGCGCTCTCGTTCTCGATCTATCTGCTGCATCCGCTGGTCTTTTCGGTCGTGCGCAAGGTCGGTTCGATCCTGGGCCTTGCGCCTGAGCTGATTATTGCCGCGTCGGTTGCTGGCACTTTGGTTGGGGCTTATGTGGTGTACCACTGGTTTGAATTGCCGATCATGCGTCTGGGCAAGAAGCCAAAGCCGCAGGCGCCGATCAGCGCTGAGCTGGTGCAGAGATAG